TGTATACGTTGTATTGCTTGTTTTCGTTTTACCGCCCTTACCTCCCGACTTGGTTGTCGTGGTATGCGCAGTCGATGAGAAATCGCCATACCAGAACATATTGGCCGCAAGTCTATTTTTTCCATAAACTAATGGCTGACATAGTCCATATGCAGATTGCTGAACACGCATAGAGTTGATGCGGTTGTCTGATGTGCTGATTGTTGTACTGCCAAAGATTCCACCCATTATTTTTTCAGCCTCTTCATACGAAAAAACCCGGCGATTCGCCGGGCTAAACTTCCTTTGGTGCCATCTTGAAGAATGACTCCCAGATGGATATATGAATGAATGATTGTTGGCCATTCAACGACAATTGCGCCATGGCTGACGCATTTGCCAATTTTATAAAGCACAATATCTCCCGGCTCTGGTGGCCCGTCCACTTCAAAGCAGACACTCCGAATATGCTCAAGATATCGCTCACCCATCTGATGCATGTGCCAGTCTGGCGGATACGGACGCGGATCTAAATGGTCCATGAGTCCTACTTTTTCATAGACCTCACAGATCAGGGTTCCGCAATCCACACCCACGCCTTTGACACGCCCTTGATGATGGTAAGGGGTGCCGAGCCAAGTCAGGGCTTCGTCAACTGCAAACTTTTTTTTGCTCATAACATCACCCGCTATTGATAGTTAAAAAGGCTTCACATAACAAGGGCGACCTGTATAAATATTCGCTGTTGTGTTGCGGTCAAGAACAGCACCACCATTCAAAAGCCCAGACGCATTACCATTGAATAGGCCACCACGCACAGGTAAACGCTCTCCAACAATATTGTCAGTATAGGCAAATGTATTGTTTTTAGGGCTTACCGTCGCAGACTTTGGTGAGAAAGAGTCAATCGGATAAAGACCATGGTTTCTTAATGTTGCTATTGCTTGAATAGAAACCTTTTGAACACCATTGTTAGTAAACTTATCCTCGGTAAATTGCCTCCATGATTCATGGCCAATTGTGTAATCTTTTACAATACTTGGATCATTACTCACACGAATCGATTGTGGTGTGGTCGCAACATAATCATTCGTTTGAATTGATCCCGTCCACTGAGGTGTAATCAAATAACCCTCTGTTGCATGAATTGCTGCCCACTGACTCATATCGTCATAAAGAGCACCAATATATAAGGCATTGTTATTGTTAATACTGACCTGAAGCTCACCACCTAGTACTCGCCAGCCGGTCACGAACTCATGGCAATTACCCACAAGATCATGAATACCAACCGGTGAACCATTGTGTGTCCATGCTGCACCACCAGAACCTGTATATGTAAATTCCGTCTGTCCAGCAATGAGCTGTCCTCTACCGCCTTTCTGATCCTTACCGCCTGCGTCAGTATTACCCAAATTCTTTCCGCCATCGATTAGACCGCGGTATGCTGTCGCAACCCACTCTAAATTTGTCATGAGATGAAAACCACGTCCACATGCACGGGCGAGATCCATGAGCTGCAATATCGTTTGATTACCTCCAAGTTGCGGATCAGTGTATGGCTGTGAAACGAGTTCACCATTCTGTACAGAACCGTTGTAAGTTCCAACGAAAAATTGATCAATAATCTGATCATTGACAATGAATGCGGGATGCACACTACCCATACCGACGCTTGAGCCAAATTCACCAGCCTCAAATCGTTCAACAATGGTCATGTATGATGGCTGACCTTTAGCTGTATAAAGTACAGTTTGCTTACCACCGCTGGCTGCTTCGACTGATAGACGAAGTTGATCACGAATTAAAATATCAGTCATTACTTAATTTCCTGTGTAGTTGTGCTTTGCATCTAGAAAAACAAGGCGTTGCTTGACCCATTCAAGCAGTGCCGCGAATGTTGTTTGTGTTAAAGAAGGTGGATTCCATTTCGTGTATTCAGCACTTAACAAGTCACTTGGATAAAAACTCAGTAAATGCGACATGCTTAAATACACATGATCAACACTGAACAAACCGAGACGTCGAAGCTCTGCATAACGCGCTTCAATGTCTGTTTGAAAAGCAATATGAATACGATCCCAAAAGCCATTGCCTTGAAATGCGTCATAAGTTGGGGTGAAGCGTGTCACTGTTCCGTCAAAATCGAGTCCATAGGTCATGTCGACATCGTAGACACCGATGCGCCAGATATTGCCATCCCACGAGTACATCATGAGATTTTTGAACACGATGTCAGCACCACAAATAAAATCCACATAGCAGTAGTAATCGATAATGTTCTGCTTACTGAGATAGCTTGCATAATTTGCTGCAATGTTTTCAGAAGATGATTTAGCAAATACTCGCCAGCGCTCAATCGCTGCTAAGGTAGCTGCGGTAGGTGAACTTGGTGCTTTGATTTCAATGATCGTAGGATCCATTTCATCAATCGATGTAATCCCACCAAAGTCGATTAAAATCTCTTTTGGTTTGTTTTTTGCGATGTTGTAATTGCTACGCTTTTTTGCGTAGTGAATGCAGCCAACACCGTAAAACTCTCCGTTCACATTGCAAACCGCTGGATACATATAAGGTGCAGCAGTGGCACCGGTTGGAACTGCATCTTTTCCAGTTTTGCCAATGTAGTAATTGTCGATATCTTGTTTAGGATAGCCATGACGTGAGTTCTGGATCTCTTGCCAGAGTTCAAGATTAAACATCTGACGCACATGCAAATGATCGATAAAATTGGCTTTAAAGTTAAAACTGTCTTGTGCTTTCACTGCGCCGATTTTGATGTCAAATGATGAACTACCCGCAGCATCTTTATAAAAATCAAAACTCCAGTTCTTTTTTGGAAATCCTGCTGATGACTGTCCTTGGACACCAAATTTTGCATAAATCTTGGCAATCTGGCCGTTAATGTCGATTGTCACCCGGCATGGCTTCATGCCGTCCTCTTTGGTATTTGGTAATGCTGAATCTGTTGCAATATCAATCACAGCAATGCTTTGTGGTTCTGGAAACACAAACACACTATTCAGCATTGGCTTAACAATGGCTTGCTCAGTCAATGTGGTTAGGATTTGATTAATCGAATGAACTGTCGTAACAAGCTTTGAAAGCTGATCATTGTGTTGATCATCAACTAGCCCTACGGATTTCTGTAGAGACTTAATCAACATTGTGATCTGACTGTTAGCAACAACAAGATGAGAAAACTGATCTTGATTCGCATCATCTGTGCTCACAAACGTTCTATGAACCGTATCGATCAGTTTTGAGAGTTGATGATTCGATACAATCAGATTTGAAATCAGATTTAGATTGTGCTCATCCAGAGCAAGGATTTTTAAATCCATATCAGAAATTTGATGGAATATTCCATTCTGATCGTTGTCATATTGATTTAAAAATAATGTATACGACTGACCAATTAAATTTAAAGAAACAATAATGTCAGCTATAAAATTATTAAAGCTATTTTCTAACTTTGAGTTTAGTAATGCTGAAAATTCTTTAGCACTTTTTTCAGCATCATCAGCTTTAATTTGGGCATCAATTCCAGCTGTATGTATTGCATCATTTTTTGCCAATTCTGCTTTATTGGAGGCATCTGATTTTGCTAAAGCCAGCAAATCATACTGGCTTTTCGTTAAATTATTTCCATCCCAAACATATGCGCCATATTCTTCACCCCACTCTATTACTACGATAGAACCTGCAGGTATTTTTGTCTTTATGGCTTCAAAGTCTAACATGCTGGCAAAGTCGTAAACTTTTCCATTTTTTAGATCAAAACCGCTTGTTAAAGAGCGAATATGATCGAGTAATTGAACTAGGTTTTGTTTAAACTCATCTTCTGTAACAGATGCGCCTACAAAACCATCATTATTAGGTACTGTCATCTTTTTTTCCCAATAAAAAAAACCCAGCTAAGTGCTGGGCATGGATTAGATTAAAAGCTGGTTAAACTGATGTTTCAGGTATTGGGATAAACGGCGCGCCACGGAAACGAGCAAAGTTATCAAAACGGTTCTGGCAGGTTTCTAGGCGCTTGTCGCAACCCGGATACACCTTGATTCTTTGCCCTACTTCTGGATCTTCAAGCAATGGCAAAGTCAGCAGCAGTACATCAAGCTCATGCAAACGGATAGTTCGTTTAAGGCCTTTATTCCCACCTTCCAAAAATTCAATCACGCCCTGAGTAAACCATCCCTGCGGTTGATTGATATCACATAGGATTCGTGATGCAGTACTACCAGCAGCAATCGTAGTTTCAAGCGCATAATTTTCACGATTCAAACCACAGGCGTGATCAAACAGCGTATTGCTGCAGCCTGGCTGGTATAGATTACGCGGCATCTGCACGTTCAGTTCATCCAGATCCGATGCAACACTGGCATGAATCGTATTGCGATCGAACTCAGGTTCAATAATCCGGCCTTCAAACAACTTGATCGTTCCCGCACTGGTATCCGTAGGTGTGGATGCATCCATAAAAATACGTTCAAGCTTGAAACGTGCACCGTCCATTTGCCCATTATGAAAAGCCTGGACAATACGCAAACTTTCAAAAGTTTCTTTATCTGTAACGTCAATTGTCACAGATAAATTATCAACCTCAACACCCAACGACAATGTGATGCCATCCCGGCTAATGATAGGCCCATCAGAACGATATAACTGATTAGCAACAATGAGATCAAAATCATAGTTGGTGTATCGATACACGTCGTTTTGAACGGTAGTGATTGTATATAGATCTGCCATAATAAATTGATTGGCATCAAGTAACGCAATCAGTTTTCCCGAAGCTGCTCTCATACTTTATTCCCCAGTGAACCTACCATTTCGACTTTTCCAGCTTTCCAGAGTTTGCTCATAAAATTGGTGTACTGCTGTTCATCATCTGCAAAGCGGCAGCGATAGTAATAAGTACCACTTACACTCATCATTTCTCCTTCATTAAGCGGCTTATTAAGCATCAATAATCCATTTGAACTAATCGTGTATTTATAGTCTGACCACATAAGATAAGTTTCTGACTCATACCACATTGTCGATTCTTGATTTATGGACCAAACCAGATCATCTCCCTCATTCCAGATGTTTGGACTATACACAGCTCCCCAAAAAGGTTTTGAACCATCCTTATTCCAAAAATAAGGATCTGCATTTTTGGTTTTTTCAGCTTTTGTGTGACTCACTGGAGTTTCTAAAGTATGAAAGTTTTTGTATAACTGGAAAGTTGTAGTTAAGCCATCCCCTACAAAAACACATTCGAACTGATAATCATCAGGCATCTTGAAAAGAAATGAATCAAATGAGCCACGGCGCTCTAGAAAGAAACCTTCAAGTTGCTGTAATTCATTACGCCCCTTGCTCTCCCGAAGGAATGCAAAGGACATGCTGATTTGATACTTGGGTGCCGCCTGATAACTAGCCCTTAGTTCTCGACCATTTACTGATTGCATGATCTTGGTATTAAACATCGGGGTTTTGGTGAGATCCCACTCTAAACCCGGCAGTTCAGGAAACAATACGTCTGACATGAATCCTCCTTATTTACCAAAATTGCGGTTATAGCCTTTCAAGCTGTTTGCTACAGCTTTACCGTTTTTCTTCAGCCATCGATCAGCACCTTTGGTGTCTACAAATCCAAGATTAAAGTGATACGAATCACCACCAGATGCAGAAGCAGGATCAGCAAACCCAGCATTGGCCATAGATTTACCTAAGGCACGAATGGTATTGGCATGCTGTTTCGGCAATACCATTTCTTCTTCGTGCAATTGCGTCATAGGGTTTACACCAGATGGAATGTCGTAACCGCCTCGAGCAGATTTAATCTTGCCCGCAAGACCAGCAACCAAGCCAAACGCAGCTGCACCGGCACCAACGGCAAGAATTGGACCGACATATGGAATTGCAACCATGGCTTTAAAAGCTCCGGCCATTGCCTCCCATGCCGACATCATGATGCCTTTGATAGCTTCAGCTGCTTTTAAGCCTAAACGTGCTAAACCACCTGCTGCTGTAACGCTGGTACGTGTTGCTTCACCTGCAATGGTTGCCCCTGTTTGAGCAGCTTGGCCAGAAGCTTCTGCTGCTGTTTCAGCACCGACAAAGCCAAGTTTACGAGCCAACTTAATCGCTTGGATTCTTAACCAGCCTTGTAGCTCCTTTGTTGCTGTTTGCAAGGCAAATTGCCCCATGTCAGCTAGTACTGCTTTAGTTGCATTACTCCAAGTCAGTGTGCCATTCATAAGTGACTGAATGCCCTGATCCCATAGGTTAGAAAGCCGAGAAGTAAAGCCACCGAACTTAGCCTCAAAGTCCTTCATCTCCGCATCACTGATTAAGCCCATAGACTTAGTGTCAGCAACTTTCTGATCTGTCTCTAAATCAGAAATGTTGTTTGTGATTTGGTTTTGATTGCCCTGCTTACCCGTAATACCGGTTTGCTCGTTCTCAAGTGCTAAACGCTCTAAAAGACCTTGCCGTTTAATTTCACGTAACTGATCTTCTAGTTGTTTTTCCAACTGGACTTTACGGACATTTGAAATTTTCTTGGCGTCAAACTCGGCTTGAATTCGTGCTGCTTCAATTTCATAAAGGCGCTGTGCTTGCTGTTGATAATTGTCTATTTGTTCTTCACGAGCTTTTTTGTATTCCTCAAACTCTTTTAAACGAATAGCAGTGATCTTGTCGGATGCATCCTTTTCGGCTTTGACTTTCGCAGCAGCTTTTTCATCAGCTGTCATCTTAGATTTTTCAATCTCATCTAATGCCTTTTGCAGATCTAAAGCAACTTTCTTTTCTTCGGATGCATATTTATACCGAATATCGGCAAGTGCTTTAGCTGCCTGCTCTGCTTGTCGTACAGCATCGGACTTACCCTGCTTTGCCTTCTCTGATTTACCACCATCAGGATTGAGTGCCTTATTTTGTCCGATACCAGAAGTAACCCCTTTACTGCCACCTCTAGCACCTAATTGTGCATTCTGTATGTCAATCTTTGCCTGAGTTAAACGATCAAAAGAAGGTGTTCCACTAAAGATATTAGAAGCTGAATTAATTGCGGCTTTGGTGGTACCAGCAATATCAACCACAGTATCTTTGGTTTCAGTCCAGATTGCCTTAACGCCACCAGCCAGAGCCTTACCTTTAGCCAAGATCCCATCCGCATTTACAAAGTTTACGGCAGTACTTCCAATAGTCCTTAGGTTACTCATAACACCAGACATTAATCGCACAAGATTTTGTAATCCAGCTCCAAGCCCAACAATAACGACTGCCACGCCCTTGGCAACCGAGCCTAATGTCTGAATAACTCCGGTAAATGCTCCACCTTTTGTGGTGCCATTCATAAAATGACTAATAACACCGCTTAAAGCTGGCATCACTGCTTGAGCCAATTGATTTTTTAAGCCGGTGTACTGCATTTGAAGTACTTCAGTTTGAGCCTTTAATTCAATAGATTTTTGAATTGCCTCTTCACCAGTAATAATCCCTGCTTCTTCCATAGCAGACTGATATTCTTTCCAAAGCTTACCGCCATCTTGCAATATTGGAATTAAACCAGTGAGATCAGAGCCCATACTTTCAAGGTAGAACGACATTTGTTGCTGGTTGACTCCAGCTTCTTCCAGCTTATCTACATAGGTTTGTAAGGCTTCTACACCATCCATCTTGGACATTTCTTCAGCGAGTTTTTTAGCACCCTCAGCGCCAGACTCCGTTTTAACGGCGATTTGCTCAAAAAAGTCTTTAGCCCCACCAGAACCTACTGATGCAAACTCACCGATCTTTTCGTTGAAGTCTTTCATCATGTCTGAGAGTTTTTCTTGAGAAAAACCTAAGGTTTGTGCCGCGCCTGATAATCCCTGAAATGACTGTATCGAGGTATTTGCTAAGGCGGAGAATCTCGCAAGTTCAACATTGTTATTAGCCACTTCAATTGCCAATGTTGCCAACCCAGCAGTAGCTGCTACAGTACCTCCTACTGCTAAACCCGCAACTGCTCCAGCTGCAACAAGTGCACCACCACGCAGAGCTCCTAATTTGGAAGTAATACCATCAAATGCTGACCCTATTTTTGATCCACCAAGTGCATCACTAATTTGGTTCTTAAAACCTTCTGAAATGGATTTAGAAACGTCATCAAACTGTCGCTTGACACTCGAGAGATCAAACTTAAATCTCACCCCTTTAGTGGTATTCTCAATTTGCTTAGCGGAATCAGAAACAATCTTTTCAGCATCATCCATACCTTTTTTAAGCTCGGATGTTTTCGCACCCACATGTACTTCTACGCGGTTGTTATTTGCCATACGAACCTCTTAGGCATAAAAAAACCACCAAAAGGTGGTTTTTAATGTATTAAAAAAGCACCCGAAGGTGCTTTGAGCTAAAATTTACAAGATTTCTTTACGGGTTCTAAATTCTTTTCAAATTCATCAAGATTAAACTCAATGACAAATGGACCTTGACGGTGAACATTAACCTCAAGCAACAATTTCTTATGCCCTTTTAATTTCTCAATTAATTGTTTTGGCTTTTCGGCAAAAAAGGTTGTATATGAACCCTGTCCATTGCTGAATGAAATATTGAAGGCTTTTTGGTTATCTAATCTTGCTTTAATAGTTTTGCCCAAAGCATTTCCATACTCAGGACTTAAAGGCGTTTGAGTAGATAAAATTACATCAACCGAATCATCTTGGCATCTGAAGGTTAGGTCAGGAATAATTGCTTGGGATGGATCCCCATTTTTCATCCATATTGAATCTGATTTCAAAGTTACATAGATATTTTTTTTATCTGTCATTTTGGAAATATCTTCTTGATATTGCCATTTTGAATCTTTTGTTTCTTTAGTGCTATTTTCTGTTTTATTTTCGGTATTACTACCTTTTACACCTAAAGCATTAAGTACAACACCCAAAAGAAAGAACCCTATAAATAGAATCAGTATCCACTTGAAAAACTTTTTCATGATTTCACCGGTTGTTATAAAGTAAGTGTAATTTAACAAACCGATTACATTTTGTCATATCAGAAAAATTGGGGGCAGCCTTAACCACCCTGCGGAAAATTCGACAAAACTTCCAGCATATCGTCTTCGTCATCCTCTGAAACGGTAATAGCTTGCGGAGCTTCATCAATTCCCGCAAAAGCTTCCAAAATTCGACAAAGACGTTGTATTCCTATATGCGCGGGAGGATTACTTTGCTGATACGCACTTAATGCTCTTAATCTAGGCAGGTCCATTTCATTACGCACATAGTCGTAATCTTTACCCATTGTCAGGACTAAATGCGTGTACAGCTCCTCCCAGTTTATTCCCCCGAGCTTTCACCTGCGGGTTTACCTGTATATTCTAAGCCGGACGTTTTAGTTACTAGGGCTAATACTTCTTCCATGTTACCCATATCTAAGAGCTCATCAGAAACATATTCACGGGTAATATCCGGGTAATTCCGTTTTAAACAAACATGAGCCATGTCCACAATTACAGATGCTGGAACATTGTTTGAGCTTAATTGTTCTTGGAAACGCTCAATCGTACCCAATGGTGCCGGAGCAAAAATCCAAGTCTGACCAGCAATCTCTTTACTATTACCACGTGGGTTATCAACTTGCTTAAATTGCATCTGGTATTACTCCGATAAATCTATTTTGAAAACACGGTTAAGATCGTCAGCCATAGGCTGGAATTCAAACTCAGGAATATCGTAATCGTCCTGTTTTGAACTGAATCCAAGTTTGTTACTGGTACAACGGAAGAAATTCATGTGCATGAACTTACCTTTGTAGTCACGTTGAAGGTCAACGGCAAACTCTGGCGTATAACCCATATCTAGGTTTGAGACAGTGATTGATTTAGCGCCCGCCACCATTGCTGAATAACGGAAGTTAATGAATACCGTTTTACCTGCATCTGCAGCAGCAAATGTATAAGCACCGGTTGCCGCATCTACACTGTATTGCCCTGTTGCTGGTGCTGAAGCTACACGTTTAAGTGGAATTGCTTTAGCATCTGTTACGCCTAGATCCTTTACATATGTACCGCTATTAGGAACAACCGGTGTAACAGTGCCACCAGCCGGAATCACTTCACCATTAATGGTTTGGGAAACTGTTTCGATTCCACCCTCAGCAACAACACCACCGAAGAAAATAGAATTTAACAATGTACCGTTAATACGCCCGAAAGAAGCTTTACATTTAATGGTACCTTTACCACGCGCGGCATCTACGGCGAACTGTCCACGACCAAAAAGCTCTTTTAAGTCATAGCTAATATCTACACCAACGGATTGCATAACCCCCACTTCAACTGGTGTGGGATTACTAATCGGTTGCCCGTATACATCTTGAATCGGTGTAGCAAAGATCTTGCCGGCACCAAATAAATATTGAGCCATTTATTTTGACCTCTCTAAAATGACAAAACCGCCATAGAGGCGGTCATAAAATGCATGTTTTGTTAATTGGTTGTGAGGATCCGGATAGGGATAATTGCAATCGCCTGATCATCCAGCATGTTTTCTACTGCTTCATATACTTCTATCGTACCTTCTATCCAGCAATGCTCTACCAAACCACCTAAGGTCTGACACTCATTAAAATCTGGATGATCTGGCTGAATAGCTTCACGTACACGATCGATGAATATATTCATCTGCGATGATGGCGGCTTTGTAGTGTCCGATTCATGAATATAGAGATAAACTTCAGCAGATAGTTCAACTTTTGAATCTAAACCATGTACCGGGACTTCTTGCTGATTGCCTTGTGTAATAAACATGGCTGGGCGCTGTTCTTGTGTTACATGGTTAAAGTGACGTAAACGGCGACTTACCGTAATCAATCCCTCTACCCTTGTGCTTAACCTTTCAAACAACGCCTGATAGATTGCTTCGCTATCCACCTGCTATACCTCGCTCAATTGCTGCATCAATATTTTTCGGCACAATCTTGGCCACGATATCCAGCGAATCACGCATGAAACGCAATTCTCTAAAACGAACATTCCTTGAATGGGCCTTAATATTGACCTGAACCGGTGATATAGGTCGGCCAAAAGCCTGCTTAATAGTTCTTAAATGGGCTTTAACACCCAAAGCTCCATTTAGACCAAACTCATGAGCAAAGGCATAAGGTACCAATGCACCACCAGCACCTACGGTTCCCTCAATGGAATCCTTATCCTCATCCACCTTTGATGAAACAGATCCACGCAAGCGGCCTGACTGGACTTTAAGTCGTTGGCCACTTAACATGTCTTCCTGAACAATCCGCTGTAAGCGCAAAGTAAGAGCGTTAATCGTGCGTCTTATTTCAAACCTAACGCGATTATTCATCTCATCAAAGTTGACTTGGCTATCAACACGATAATCGCTCATAGCTTAATTACTCTTTAGCAGATGCCGCCGATTTCTTTGGCTCAACCACTTCAATATAACGCTCAAAACCTAAGGGCTTTAAAATATGGATAATGTCATTATCAGATTCTAAAACGCCGTTTTTGATATCTAGGTTTTGCCCGGCAATAACGAGTTTGGTTGGCTTATAACCTTCTGGTGCCTGATATTTAAAAGGCATGGGATTCTCCTATACAACAAAAGCACCAACACCCAAACGGTTAGGGTTTGTGCCTTCGTCATCGATTGGAATAGAATTTTTTAACGCAAGGTAACGCTGGCCATAGATGCTTAAATCATAGAAAGCTTCTTTCGATGATCGTGAATAACTCACACTTTGGCCAGCGATCGTCATGCTTGATGCGGTACCAAAAGCAGCACCATTGCCACTTGCAGTACCAACTTTAAGAATATGTGCTGCATACAGACCTACAGCACGTTCCTTTAATGCGCCAAACTCAATTTGAGAAACAATCAGATCCGCTTCTTCTAATGCATCCTGAATTCTCTCATCTGGCAAAGACATTAAACTCGAATCAGTCGAGAACTTTTTACGAAACGTTTGTACGTCCATATGTTTACCTTATTCCTTAGCCTGAGCTAACTTAGCTTGTAGTTGCTCAAGTGTTTCATCATCACTGAACGTTACTTCAAGCGCTGTTAATTCAGCCTTCACGGCGGCCAAAGCAGCTTCATCAGTGGCCTTTTGCTGGTCGCCTGCTGCATCGTTTGATTTGCCGCCTTTACCACCACGGCCACCTGTTTTACCCGCTGTTTTTGGCTCATCATCTGGGATTTCCTGAACTTCGAGCTCACCGATATCAATAAGATGTTTAGCAAACTTATTTTTAGAAAGCTTCTTGTGTGATTCTTCATCCACAAGCGTTGGGGTGCCTGTAGGTAAAACAGCAATACCAGAAAAAACAAAAGCGGCCTGTAAGCCGCTATAGATATATGAATATTTCATACTGTTTTAATCCTTATACGTGGTCCAAGTAACGGAGAGAGTCAACACGCTTCAACCACACGCCTTGATATTTGTAGTGACCAGGTACTTTAATATCTAAGCCCACTGGTTGAGCTGCCAAGAATGTGACGTCATTACATTTCATTTGAATGCATGATGGATCACGGCGATAAATAATTGAACGGTCAGCACCCGCTGTACCCTTGCCATTTGAGCGACCCAAACCGCGAATGGTTAAAGGCTTATTTTGAGTGGCGAAGATGTTATTCTCTTCAATGAACTTTAAGAAAGTTTTGCCACCTGAATCAGGTACGATTCGAGTTGAAAGATGCTTATATTGATTTGATGCCATTAAGTAAGTGTCTGGTTGAACTGAAACATCACCATCAATCTGATCTTCTGCATCAGCTAAGCTTGAGTTGAAATCTGATAGCACTTCTTCAATGGTTGCTGTAGCCCAATTATGTTGAGCTGTGACCACGGTTACACCAGTTTGGTTTAAGAAACCTTTGATACCGGTAGCATCATTCCCATACCAAGCAATGTTACTTAAGTGCTTCTCAGCTGCTAAGCGTGCTGCCTGAACCTTATCAGCTTCAAGCGTAACATTCAGTTTTTGAGCGGTTTCTAGTTCAAGTACTGAATACCAATAACTAATTGTACCTACCTTAATTGGTAATGAAACAGTGTCATAGTCAACTTCAGCCACCGGAATGTCATTACCTGTACCTGAATATTCTTTACCAATCCCTACGCCTTTTTTACGGGTTAAGACTTCACCACCGCCAAAAACACCACTCACAGGTTTAACTGGGATGTACTTCGCATAATCCATGACTTGCTGAAGCTGTGGGTCCATGTCGTTAAATTCTTCCAATTTAACGAATAACTGAGCTAATGCATCAATATTAAATGCATCACCAATGTTTGCCTGAACCATTTGAGCTACTGGTGTTAAACGTAGCTTCATTGCCGCCAATTTACTCATAATTATTATGCCCCGCGTAAGCGAACAGCAGCTAAGCCCTGTTCATTTGAAATTGTTTCCCAAGATGCGTTCGGTAACTCTGTACCGTCCAAAGCTGTTGGGGATAAAGAACCTAACGGCGCTGCTGTGGTGCCGTTAGCTGTTTTGACATAAACTTTTGCGTTAATGTCAGTGACTGGTGCTGTGACCTTCACGTAAATCGAACCGATGGTCATAACAGGTGCTACATCTGTAGCTTTGTATGCCTCTTTACCTTCAGCCGTTTTGCCTGACTTACCAACGCCGTGACGTACGATAATTCCAAACTTGGTGTTAGTTGCACCTGTTACCGCCGAAACTGTTTTTCCGTCAGTACTACGAACAACCACGTCACCATCGTTCACCAAACCGGTACCAGCTACAGGCAGGGATAAAATATCCTCTGGCCCAATGAGGTGAAATTTCATGCCCGGTGCAGCATCGTATTGCTTAACCATGATTTAAATCCTCTTAGATTTCTTTGTATGCATTTTCTTTGCTGTAGGTCTTTTCTTCCCCACCACCTGCTGGATTGCCATCACCAGCTTTAACACTTTGTTGCTGGTGAAGCGCATCACCTACAGGATTAGAAGGATGTGTACCCTTCACAGCACAGAGTGCACGGAAAGTTGTGTCGATCTGCTCAGGTTTTGCATCACCTACTGATACGCTACCCATCAAAGCAGTTACTAAAGCATCACCCGCTTTTGCAGCAATAACATCACGCTTGATTTGCTCACATGTGCAACCTTCCGTTTTAACTGAAGGTACCAATGCTTTAGCATCAGCAATCACAGCAGCACGCTCTGCAGCAGCTTGCTCAAGCTTTTCAGGCGTCATCTGGTTCTTTTCCAGATCACCTACTTTTTGCTCAAGAGCAGTTTTTTCGGCATGTAACTGATCTACGACTGCTTGAATTGCTCCAAGCTCATCACCGATAGAAAATTGCTTATCACCAACTTTGAGCTTTGCTGCCTTTAAATTTTCAAGCTGCTCTTGCTGGATTTTTAATGCATCCGCTAAAGGCGTGTTGTCGCCAATGTTATAGCGCACACCATTTACAATAACTTCCATTGATATATTCCCCTTATGTGGAGTTTGTTGTTTGTCACCGATGCGGCAATCACCACCACAACGGCCATATTTAACGAGTGCTACGTGATTGCCTATAAAATTGATAAATTTGGCTTGATATGGCGTACCATCTGGCGCCGTACCCTGCTCAACGATTAATAAGGCTCCATAGCCAAGCGACATTTCTAGCCGCTCGTTGCTTTGGATCAGATCAATACTGATCTTGTCTTTAATGAGCAAATCACCCACCAGATAATCGCCTTCCTGTCGGACGTTCTCACAATAGCCAATGTGATAATCCTTCCAGTTAGATGCGTTAATTTCATTTTTAGGCGGGTGATAGTCTGTAGCGTCTACACCATTGAAGCTTTGAATAGCCTCAGGCTTAAAAAGCTCCTCTGGCGGTGTGTAAACATTAATGACTTGATCAGCGGTATAACCTTCCAATGATGGAAACTCATACGCATAGTACTGGCGTACTTGAGGCGCTTTAGCTAAACGAACATTGACGCATTTCAGATACCCCTCTTTGGTAAATGAGCGTGTCGATTCGCTTGGCGCAAAGTCACCAATTTTGAGTTGGTAAATGGTTTTCATAAATTGCGCTCAATAAAAAACCACCCGAAGGTGGCTTTATCAATTTTAAAAATTAAGTACTTGAATAGGTAACCGAAAAATCTTTCCCTGCCCCCAAGTCGACACCATCAATAAAAATTTTTGTTTTAAGGGGTTTAATATTTGGAGGCTGAAAATCTAACTTTTTGATACTTTCCACCACCTCTTGAAACTTTTCAGCCGCCTTACCCGCCGCCTTAGCCAAGTTAGGGAAGCCATCACAGCAGGACATTAACCACGGCGGGGTGAAGTCACCGCCAATTACTAGCCCACCTTTAACTAATCCCTGTGCTTCTAAACGGCGATAAAACCGTTTTTTATTAAACTTTTTACGCTTCATGGCCATAAATCCTTATTAATGGTATTAGGCTTTTAAAGCCATAATGATCGAATCTAATTTCCAAAGCAGAATGGGGATTGAAATTAAAAGAACTGACAAGAAAACCTTTTTCAAAGTGAGTTCTCGGATCTGGTTCATTTGCTCTGGTGTCAATTTTTTAGAACTTTCAACTCCATCTACTTTAACTAAAGGGGGTGTACAAACAATCGGCGGAGTGGGTCTTCTTGGACCGTGGTCCTTCCCACACCTCCAGCATTTCTCGCTAGCGTTAGAATCAGTCAATTAAGATATCCTCATAGTTAGGCAGCGCTGTACAACGACAACGAATAGGCTGACCGGGATGCCCTCCATCTGGCGGAGAATCCCATCTAAATGTTTTGCCCTGCTTATGTTGGTGATCTGGCCGCACTCGCTCGTCTTTGGCCGTTTGCCATGTGTATGTCTCAACACCCATTGAAAGCTGTCTAGCTTGGTTAATTTGGCCGTTAATCTTGCCCATCTGATCACTAGCAATAAGCCGTGCACGATAATCAGTTGATAAACCCAATTGCTTAATTGCTTTGGCTAACTCTTCATTAGTTTGCCCAGTCTGCAAAGCATTGGTGATTAATACCTCAAGCTTATCGGCGTATTGCTGCGGAATAGACTTAATCAAACTGACATTGGCCGTAATGTTTAGATCTACTTCATCCTGAATATCAGCAGCTCGATAAAACGGCGTTAAATCCACACCAATAATTGTTTTGGTGTGCTCTGCAATTTGCTTGTCCACTTCCTTTTGGGTGTCAGTCACGACCTTTGTGGCTAACGGTCGCGAAACCTCAACAACATACTTTGTGAGCTTTTCCCTAAACGCCGTCATCATGTCTGAGAACCAAGCATCACCGATATTCTGGCCGACTGTAGGAATAACCAATTCTTTTGTTTGTTCCTGACAGTATTTTGAAATAGCCAGTAGTTGTCGCGTGTAATAAAGCTCTACACGGCGATTTACGTGCACGGCCCTCGGCTTAGAAGCTTTACGACCTTTTTTACGTTTCTTCGCCTGCTGGAGGTGTGGTTTCAGGATCTGAATTATCGTTGTCATTAAGCTTCACCATTGTCTCAAGCTCTTTGATATGTTTTTCATCAATCACTGAATAAACACCATCAATAACAAGCTGTTTTGCTATCTGTGGCTCTGTGATGATGCCCATTTCTAAATACTTGGAATCCCGTTCAGCGTTTGCTTTTTCGACCTCAGAACGGACTTTTGCGTCTAATTGCCATAATGGGTTAAACACAACATCTAAGCTTGGAATTTGGTGACCAAATGTGGCTTGAACAATTACTCTTAAAAGCTTCATCATGAATGGCTTTAAGGACCATATTTGCTTAGTTGCAATACTGTCGTAATAGTTCCGTGTGTCATGCTCGCCTGTTGCATTCATCCCTGCAGGTGATTGACCGAATAAAATCGTATAAGGCATATCAGCAGCCCCAGCTGCTTGAATAGAGAATTCACGCATTAGATCCGGCAAACCACCAAAGCTATAAGACTTTGAATCGTATTCCTCGTCTTTATCCAAGACGAGCATTCCGTTTAAACCCTTTAGCAATCCGACACTGAAAAAACGTTCAACTACGGATTTCATGTCCTCCTTGATCTTATCGACCAAGTCGGGGGTTCTAATCACGTCAATTTTTGATTCATGGACCAGACTAGCAGTGGCTTTTTTTACGGCAGCATGATCAAGCAGATCTTCATAAACTTCCTGCAAAACACTTACAGGTTCTTCATTAACTACATCTGCATGGCAAAATTTGATTAAGCGAGTGTGGTGGATCCGTTGGTTAGATTTACCATCAAGCTTTAGCTTGTAAAATTCAGGCTGCTTTAAAACTCCACCTGCCTCCTTGGGTGATAAATATTTACTAGTATCAGCTTCAATGTGCTTTTTCTTAAGCACCGTGAAAAACTCTAAACGACCAACACCTAACTTGTTTAAATCGAACGGTTGATCTAAGTTGCCGCCGTCTACAGTCCCTAGAAGCACATAGCAAACGCCATATAAGCGAGAAAGTACCAAACTAGATAAGAGCACCCCATCTAAGTTGAAAGCTTTGCACGCCTCTTTAAGCTTCAATAAATCGTTATCTTGAATCCCTTCAAAAAACCATCCAGCTCGAAGCATGTCACTTGCTGGTCGGTTGACGATTCGCTTAGCTAACCAATGTTGATATACCGCTTCTAATTGCTCATCAGGAATAACTTTCTTAACGAATGAACCGTGTGAGGCCTTGTCACGGTCGGTACCAATATTTGAGACAAAGTTTGTATACGCCCCTGCATCGCCAATTGCATCGGGCTTTTTAGTTTCAGCCATAATTTCCTCTAATCAAATACAGTTGGCTTTTTGGCTAATGAATCATTAATTGCATCAATGGTCGGGTCCCACTGGTCGTCATGGTCATGTGACCAATCAGCAGTAAGGCCTTCAATCTCTTCAATGTAGTTCAATAGCCACGGTGCATTAGCTGGTAACCAAACGCGCTGATCTTCAACATAAAGAATGACGTCCATTGTCCGTGACAATTTGTCCTCATCCCGCTGAATTGCCCTAATAGGTAATGTCGTTTCCCTAGAAATAGATTGAATTAAACCGGTACCACTCGCCTTATCCTCTACGGCCATATAACGAAGCTTGCCAATCTTTGTGTTACTGTCCTTGTGTTTATTGATAAAAGCTTTAGCTTCTTTCAATAGCTCTGGTGCTTCCCATTTGCCACGCTTCACATCAATGATGTAAAGATTATTGTCATAGCCAAGACCAGCACATAAGAACACTGAGAAGTCGTTATGCTCTTTTGTCTTTTGCGCCGTATCTGCCCAAATCGCACGCCATTTAAGAACCGGTAAATCTAGGTAACGTGGGAACCATTCAGCCTTAACAAGATCACCACCCAGCTTTTTAGGGTTTTGCATGTATTGGCTTGCAAACGTATAGCGTGACACTGTGGCGCCGTCTTTATCTTCCCCACCTTTCTCCAGCTGCAGCAATGAAAGTAAAGATTCTTTTAATGGCCAATAGCTTTGTCTGCCTTTCTCATCACGTTCAACATCACGTGGAATTTTGCGCTGTATGTGCTCTGGTAGCTTACTGATGTACTCATCATCAATAAGTGCGGGAATACTGATTTGTTCCCATTCACCAGGTACATTGCCAGTCAACACAAAGTTAGTCGGATCTTCAACGTGCAAACGCTGCATGATCAGAATAATTGGCGTATCAGATTTAGCTTTACGCGAGTTGACCGTATTTAGGATCTTACGGTTAGCTTTACGTCTAGCGGTCTGGCTAAATGCATCCTCAGGCTTTAATGGGTCATCCAGAATAATCGCACCGGTAAAGCCCTCATTAGCTAATGTACCAGCACGGCGTCCAGTGACCTGCCCACCCATTGAAGCAGAATAAACATGACCAGCATCGTAACCATCTACTGTTGTTTTCCAGCTAGACTTAGCATCCGTACTAGTAGAAATCTTTACTGGCCATAAACTCTGAAAGTCTTCTGACTTAACAATGTTCCTTGCTGTTGCTGATACGTCCTCAACTAGTGACTGTGAGAAAGACAAATACAGAAACCGCGAACGAGGATTACGTGCTATACCACGGGCAATAAGGTTTGTAAGTAATTCAGTTTTACCACTACCCGGTGGAACGTTAATAACTAGGTTCTTAACCTTTCCAGCGATTACCTCGTCAATCTTGTCGGCAATATATACATGATGCCAATTGACCGAAAACTTAAAGCCCATACGTGGCAAGAAAAAAGCACGTGTGAAAAATAAATGTTCTTTCTCACACTTAATCCGTTTAGCTTTGGTTTTAACAGGATCAATATTCGTTCTCGAGTTCATCAATTGCCTGCCTTACCTGCTCATCGGTAGCAGTCACATAGGTAATGTTTTCGCTTTGTAATGGACCGCCGCCAGCGCCTGTAATTTCAGTCTTATTCGTGTACTTGCCGCCTATGTCCTCAGCAGCTTGCTTAAGAATGCTTAGAGCTGCTACACGGTTTCTACTGTGCTTTTGATATTGGCTTTCGTAGCGCTGTAAACGCACCGCTAAATTTGCAATAGGGATTGCCTCAGGCTTACCCAAAAACATTTCGCGAGTCTTTTCAAAATCTTTTCTTAATTCTTCACTCAGGTTCTCGCCTGCCCGTTTTGTCGGATCGTATTTCTCACACTGCTGTTTAGTAACTTTTATCCCGTATTCTTGGTTGACGAGCTCAGCAGTTTCTGTGGGTGTATTAAATACGGCAAGTGAGCGAACTATAAAGAGTTTTACCTCCTTTTTTAGAGCCGCCATATCCTCAATCCTGTCAACCTACGTCAACCTAAATAGCCAAAAAAAAGAGCCTCAAGGCTCAGGTAATTACGCAGTTTCCACAACATTTCGAAATATCTAAATCAGAAACAAACGGCGGGTTTTTAGCGACTTCAATAAGCCGCTTAACGTTTTCATTTGCACCCCAGCGTTTAACAACACCGATAAACTCTTCCACATCGTGACCAGCTAAATAGTGCTTTGGTAATCCAGTATGATCACTGTAAATAATCTCACCGTCCGAGTCTCGTTCTACACCAATGTGATAAAGCTCATGTTCAAGCAAAGCACAGAACTCGCTATCGTTTGCCTTTTCACAAAAGCTTGCATCGATTGTGATTAAGTAAACTGGAACGAATCCGAACCAGTCGCGCATTTGCTGCTCTTGTCGGGCTTTCTTCCAGCCGCCTTGTTGAAACATAACCTTTTCACATTGGCCAAGCACCATACGCTTAGCTCTGGTATAAGCAGAAGAAGCCCATGCAAAAGCCAAGAAACCCTCATTGTCATGAAGCATCTCAGCGATATGGTCGTGATCTGGATTATGTAAAGGTCCACCCAGCGTAAGAAAATTAGCAACTACCCATAGTTTTAAATCAGGTGCAGGTATTAAACGGAGTGCTTCCTCTTCTTCGGCCTGATCCATAAAATCAGTTGGAGGAAATGGTCTGATCTGATCCATTAAATATTTGCCTCTTTAAATTCTTTAGCCACTCACTAGCGAAATGAGCTTGGATCTGTAATGGACCAGATTCATTAATCTTAAATCTTGGTGCTGCCTCTAACCGAACAACGGTATATCCCATTGATTCAGCAACATCGTAACGGTCCATACTCCACGCTTTTGTTGCCAGCTTGCCCTTTCGTCCACCAGACCAAGGTCCACCAGCAATTTCAACTAAAATACGATGTTCAATTAAATGAAAATCAAAACGCCAATGCTTTGTTGATTTAAACTGGAATTTCTTTTCGTATTTAATTTCAAGATTGTCTAAAGCTTCAGTAAATTCTTCCTCTGCCTCTAAGTACTTTTGAGTAGCTTTAGGTAGCGGTCTGGATTTAGGCTTGGTTTTAGGTTCTTTTTTCCGAGTTAGCCAAAAATACTCTTTATCGTCCATACCAATAGCCTCTTATAAGAAGCCTTCTGGTTTATTGTTGAGTCGTGCAATTAATTTATTTTGCTTTGCTATGGCTAAAAAAAATCGCTCATCTAAGTGAGCGATCTCTTCTTCTGTTAGGCCTTTGGTTGTGCAACTGCCTGTGTGATTTAGCTCTATTTGGAGCTGTCTAATCTCATGCGTAATTTTTTGAAATTCAGTCATACATACTCCAAAAAGAAAAAGCCCCGCCAATAACTAGTATTTGGCAGGGCTTCATGCGCCGTAATACGCTCGGCAAATTAAAAATTTAAATCTGAAGAAAAATTTATACTTCTTATTAAATGGATAAATTGATTGTATTCATCTTCACTATCGAACGGAAACTCTACTTCAGAACCATCCGAGAAATTAACTAATACGGAGCTAAGGTCTATACTTGATTCTATTTTGACAATTTGATCAAGATTATAATGACATGTACCAACTTGATAGAATTTAGGCAGATTACCCATTTCTTATTCCTGTTTAATTTTATTTAGAAAATTATAAGGCCTAAGCATAAAATTTCATAATTCATTCAATACAAAAAAGCTCACCATTTGGCGAGCTTTTAAAATCTTTCTGGCGATTACTTTACATTTCGCCCATTTTAGAAATCTTTATACTCAAGTGTATACCCAACTGTCAAGCACAAGTTTCTTGAGTATCAGGAAGTTCAAAACGAAATGAACGAGAAATACGCGATCTAATTTCATTTTCCCATTCTGCAACAATAGATTCTCCAAATAACTCAAACTTCTGATAGCTTTTAATATACGCTGTTTTAGTGGCACTAATTCCCGCAAGCTTCATTTTTTCATTCAATGTGTAAGGACGTTTACCAGTGCCATTACATTTTTCACAAAATTTAGATCTATCAGAATAGCCCATTGAGTTAAACAATTCGATTTTGCCAATACCCTGACATGCGCTACACATTGCTTTAACAAAAACATGTCCACGTAAAACAACCTCAGCCATACCTTTTGCCAGATTAGTAAGATCACCTTGGGCATTGGTAGGGGTAAATTTTTTCTTTACCATTTCTTCATGAATCTTTACCGCTAATTTATTACGCGCTCGGAAAAAATTACCTGATTTAATCTCACCACGAACAAACTCAACCTTACCCGGAATATCTTCAATACGGCGTTCGGTTTGAAAATTAAAGTCATACTTACTGTAAAAAGTTTCAGTCTGTTTTTGTGCTGGGGTAATTATTGCGATTCGCTCAAAATCAACCTTTTCAATCAAGACAGTGGCCCAAAGCTTTGCAGCTGGCGATAACAGCGCTAATTCACCTAAAACTACATCTTTCGAAATTTTCTTTCCTTCAGCTTTGCCTTGAGCAATAGCAAGGCGAAGTAACTCAATAAAATCAAACTTTTCAACCAACATAATCGCCTTCCTATTTACCCTTAATTAATAATTCAATTTGCTTTAATGCCATACCGGACTTAACTTGCTCTGTGCTGAACCGTAAAACTGTAAAACCCATCATTGCTGCAGAGTTGTATTTCTCCATATCCCCTATATAGCCCCTGCCCCTTGTATGTCTTCCACCACTCCAGATCCCGCCTTCAACCTCAATCAAAATTTTTGTACCGGTAATCAGAAAATCAGCTCTCCATTTGCGTTTTGGATGGAACTTATATTCCTGTTCAAAACCGATCTTGCACGCTCTTAAATGCGTTGCCAGAACCATTTCACCCACACTTGGTTGTCTGGCAACTTGCTTTGCTGAACGCCGCTTTTTATTTTTCTTTATCGGAAATAACTTGCGGTATTCAGCAAGGCTCATTGATGACATCAAGCACCACCCTTAATTAAATGATCCAACTCCCTAGCAAAATGGCTATACATCTGAGACTTTTCAAAATCTCTAATACGACTTAATTCGTGTGCCTCAACTCTGTACCTCTGAGCCATTTCACTTATTGATTTTTTAAGCTCATCCAGATTCGCTTGTTGTTCTTTTTGAATCTCCCAAGCCCACTTTCCAGATTTACCCTCAAACTCACTCATGGCTGGCTCCTTTAATCCCTAAAATTACCCATCCTTCTTGCAGCCCATACCCGCTTAAGACATAAGAGATGGTTTTACGAAGTTCATTGCCTGAATATAGAAGCGGCATGCCTTGCTTCATTTGCTCGCCTGAATGTATCGTCTCAAGCAAAATCAGCTCATCGCCAACTTTGAAATCTCGATCATTGAAACGAATCTCAAATGTTTTACGACCATCAACAACAGCTTGAAAAACTTCTGGATCAGTTTTTAAATTGTGAACTTTACTCATCCCCGCCTCCGTATATTGATTCGTATGCTGCAATAGCAGCTAGCAATGGCTGGTTATATACAAAACAATCTTTATGAGCTTCTGAACGTGCTGCTTTTATTCCACCTAAGCTATTTACTAAATCAACCGATTCCACCAGACGTTTAAGCTCAACCAAATCTACAAAATACTTCTCACGATCTGCTGGGCTGATTTCTACACTTTGACCACATTGGAACTCATAACCCTCATTCCATTCAGTTGCGTTAGAAGGGGCTGAATCTACGATTTCCTTCGCGTATTTCAGCCCTTTATCTCTAATTAATTTAGTTGCTTTCATACATTCGCCCCACCAAAACGCAAGTCATCCCAGTCACATTCGACTACTGTCAAACCGTCATGTTGAAACCGAGACCATAAACGGTCCCCTAAGTTTTCCTTCAAACCTTGCGCCTTTTCTGTAGACTCAAGCGTCATGTTGGAAATTAAAACTGTCGGCTTTTTTTCGTCATAACGTGCATATAAAACTTTATGAACGAGCTGCAATCGACTCTCGTGTTGGTCGTGCAAACCATATTCATCCAATATCAATAAATCACAGTCCGTGAAGCGAAAAATTGCATTTGCTTCATTGTCATCTGGCTTTGTCCATGCAGTCGCAATTTCATTTGCCATGTCTTCTGAGGTGACGTAACGAACATAACTACGCTTGTCTAAAACGTTACGAGCAATAGCACATGCAAGATGGGTTTTGCCTGTTCCTGTACGCCCAACCATAATCAGATTGCGCTTCTTCCCTGAATTAAAATCTTGAACAAATTTATGGCAAGCAGCTTTAGCTTCTTTCTGCGGATCAATACTCACCACATAATTTTTAAATCCGCTTTCCTTGTGGCGCTCAGGAAGTTTTGCTCCGGCAAAATGTTTCTCGCGTACCATAAGGTTGACTTGGTGTGCGTGTTCAATTTGTGATTTCACATACGCTTCATTTGCACATGTTTGGCAAACTGGACGACCAATTAGTAAAACCATTAACTCATTGTGTTTAGGGCAAAACTGATTAGTTTGTACCAGCTCAGTTTTGAATTGTTTGCTCAATGCATTCATAGCATCTCCCCTACATCGATATCATCTGTGGCTGGTGCATACTGTTTTGAATCACCCCAAGCACTGTTTACGTCTCTTGCTGGTGCAGTTTTCATTGGTGAGTTTTGTTTTTTAGGTCTTATCGACTTTGTGAATTCCTGAATTAACCAAGTTGCAAACTTTCGAGTTCGTTGGTTTTCAGTGAGATCAATTTTGTTTTCCCAGTGAGCATTGAAGTTGCCAAGATGAAATTCATAATTTGGCATTTCTAAAACCTGCTCTGCTTGTGCACCCACTTGTGAAGTCCTAAGCACATTCAGCAAAAGTTCACGATTTGGTTTCCAAGATTCTTCTTTCGCTGAAAAATTTTCAGCCGCGTTTTGTGTGTGAGTATTTTCTTGTTCTTGCTCCTGTTCCTGCTCCTGTTCCTGTTCCTGGCTTCGAAGGGGCTTTGAAGGGGCTTTGAAGGGGCTATCTATTTTGGCGTTTTCGCCACGCTTTTGAGTCATACAAAATGCTTGTGCATATTTATCGAAAAAGCTTGATAAATAAGGGCTTGACGGCAATGAGTCATACTCTTTTTGCACGTTCTTACAGCGGTTATCGGCTGGCTTTAATGACTCAGCTACTTGAAAACGTGCCATCTCGTGCACCCAGACTGTCTCCGTGGCTTCGTCATAGCTACAAAACCCCGCTTCACAGGCTCTTTGAAGCCCCTTAGAAGCCCCTTCAAAGCCCAAGCCAGTTTCATGAGCAATATATAGAAGGGGTATGTAATACAAGCCAAGCATGTTCGCGTGAGGGCTTGTCATTAAATACATAGCGACAATTAAGCCTTCATGTGTTTGACGAAGCTTTTTGCCCGTAGTTCCCGTCCAGAAATGTGGTGAGACTTTCCCATAGTCACGCATGGTTATTTATCTCCTTTAAAGGGTGTTCGAAGGGGCTTTGAAGAGGCGATAATAGTCATTACTTACCCCTTCCAAGCTTCACTAATCCGCGCATTTCCAACTGACGAATAATTCTTGGAGGAATAAATTCGTTGTTGATTTTGTAGCGAATACGAGACTTTTCTTTCACCTGAATTAGCTTGTGCCCATCCTCCATAAGACGGCGAACTGCTATAGCCTGCCCCCCCATATGAGTTAATTCTTCAAGTTGATAAAATCTTTCCTGAGCCTCAATTGCGGCATTCATAACTGAAAGCGGCATGGCTGCTAATTCTTTAGCCGAATAGATCTTTACTGGTTGTTCCAGTGGAATTACCACCTCTAGCGGTGTGGTGGAAACGGAAATATCCTGTTTTCTTCTTGCTGCATATCTCACTTTTCACCACCCTTTGGCTTAACATAGCCTCCAAAAGAATCAACCAAATACGCCTTGGTTAAGCTAGTTACAATCTGCTGTGCTAACCATTGCGTTATGCGGAATTGACGAGCCATAGCCTCTGAAAATTCAACTTTGGTTACCGCCGCATTATTTTCGTCATACCCTTTGTTGCGTAAATTTTGCTTTTTCACCTCAAATAGGTGCCCAAGCACTCGCAATGCAGGCTCATAAAAAGATTGGATTTCTCTTTGCTGACGAGAATCTTTGATTTGGTGTGTAAAGCTGTTCATGACACCTCCGCTAATGCTTGCTCAGCGCTTGTTAGCCGGCGTTTAGCGTTGAGCTCTGCTACTGTTGCTGTGCGGATTTCTTTTGAAGAAACCAGAATCAAATGATTCTCTGATTTGATAGTCCACAACCTGGTCAAAGTTTTGTTTTTAACCTCAAATAAATCGTTTGATTTAAAACTTCGACACTCTTTAGTAAGCACTACAACGTCACCTATTAAAAAATCTGGTGAGTTGAGTTCGATTGGTTGTTCTGATAAATTGTTTGTGTTCATTTGATCCACCTCAATTGAATGCCTAACCACTCCTGTTCGCGCAGGTAGTGGTTTTTTAATATCCAAGCTTTTCTTTTTGACCACTGATTTCGTCATGAAATAAGTCATCCACCGTTTCTATACGGTTCATCCAGCTTTTAGACATAACTAAAAGTGCAGCAACACGTTCCTTATCAATACTCTGATAATCTTTAGGGACGACTTTTAATCCAAGCAAACTCAATAGCTCGCAAAACATTTCAATTTCATTCAAACCATTGTTTTTCTTATCTGTTTTAAGCCGAGTAATGGTGCTTGGATCAACTTTTAATTGTTCAGCAATCTCTTTTTGATTGCTTATATCAAGACCATGCAATATGCGGGATACGCCATTTCTGGCGCTTGCAGATATATCAACTGATAATTTGCTCATGGTTAGGTCCTAAGCATTTGAAGTAGTTCGTTTGATTGGCTCTTTGCCATTTGCCAAGTCTCTGATTTGGTATTCGCGAGCTAAAGGGATTTTTTCATTTGACCACTGGTAAACAGCAGGTGGTTCAATTCCTAATAACTTTGCCAAGCCAACACCATTGACACCAAGCAACTCATAAGCTTCCTGTTTGGTCATTTGTGCAACCTCAAAAAATAAGATTTCTTAGTATTAAAACAAAGATAACTTATTTTTGCAAGATGTAAGATAACTTATATGAAGAATCTAGAAACTATGGGTCAGCGTATTCGCGCCTTACGAAGAGAAAAGAAATTAACCCAAGGCGAGTTGGCAAAAATCGCTGGGGTTAGTGCGCCTAATGTTACTGGTTGGGAGAAAGATGCTTATGCTCCTAAAGCAGACCCATTAAGCAAAATGGCCGCTTATTTCGGAGTGTCGACTTCGTATATAACTAATGGAGATGAAAGCGGTCCCAAGTTGGATAGCACTGTTGCACAATTGAAAGTTCTGGATATCGAAGCTTTTAAGAAAAAATACAATATTCCCGATAGCGAAGATGCTGTTAAATTTATTGAAACACCTGTTAAACCATTCCCCACCCAAAAAAGATATGTTCCTGTAAAAGCTTACTCCAAGATGGGTATGGATGGGTATTTCACAGATATGGGATATGATGGGAACGCAGGTGATGGATATGTTCCAACTCATACAGCGGGTCCAAGAGCCTATGGCATTAAAGGCACTGGCGACTCAATGTTTCCAGCAATTCGTAATGGCTGGTATGTTGTATGCGACCCTGATGCAGATCTTGTGCCGAATGAGTTTGTTCAGGTGTGCTTGAAGGATGGAAGATGCACAATTAAAGAATTTGTCGGCATAAATGGCGGGGTTTTAAGCTTGCTTTCTGTGAATGGTGGGGAGCGATTTTTCTTTGAAATGGACGAAGTTGAAAGCATTACCGCCATTACAGACATTGTTCCACCAAGCCAGCATAGACAAGAACACCCTTATTCGCATTAATTACAGGTCAAGCTATGGACAACTCAAAACTACCAATCAATCAAATTATTGCCCGTATTAATGATGCTGCGAAAAATGGAGAGGCGTTAGTTCTAACTGCTGAGGAAGTGAGAATCCTTTCAAAAGATATCGGCGATAAGGTCTTTATTCCTGTACTTACGAATGAACAAGTCGTTCAGTTGGTAAAAGAAGGAAAGCTGGGGCAGAAGATTAATAACACCAAAGATTAATAAACCGTGAACCCTTTAAACCCAATTAAACAAGCCTTGTGGAGAAAACCTTGATTCTAGACAGAAAATTACAATTAGAATTGTTGAAAAAAATGAGTGCTTCATATCCTGACTACTATGATTTTGATAATGATTATAGTTACGATAGCGATGAGTATGCACAGGCTGTCACCAATTTATACTACCTTATGCAACATAATTTAGTTGAAACCAGAAGCATCATGTCTTCTTCGAGCATGGATGGACTGAAACGCCTACAATTTGGTGCGGCAACTATAAATCAAAATGGATTGGATTTCCTTGCTGATGATGGGGGTCTATCCGCAATACTTAATGTTGTTACTGTTAAATTTGAAGCAGACACTCTCAAGGCAATTTTAGAAAATCGAATTAATCAATCTGACTTAGCCCCTGATGATAAGAAATCAATGATTGATGCGCTTCGAGAGCTGCCTGCCGAGTCCATAAAACACCTGACCATGAAATTACTGGATGAAGGTTTAGAGAACCTACCGAGTGCGATTTTACTAATTGGAACGTATCTTGGCATATCCTAGAAAACTCGAGATATAGATTTCCAACATCAATAAAGAAAGTATCATGTTTCGTTTTTAACTCAATATAAACACCCTTTCTAGGTGGATTTATAACAATAGATTTAATCATTTATTTATACCTTTGCTGTGAACCCGACACGGTCCTTTAGAACATATCGGTAGAGAATATATGTATAAGATACCTAAAGTAGTTATTCCTGATTCTGCTAAAGAATATAGACCACCTAAAGTTAAATTAACGCTAGAAGAAATCAAGCAGCTATCAGATGATGATTTAATGAAGCTGCTAAGTGGTGAAGGGAAAAGCGGTATAATCCCTGCTCCTCTTTTGCAAGCTATTAGCTATGAATTAACTTCTCGGCAAATTAAGGAGTCATCTAAACCACATTGGACTGTATATTTTGGGGTGGTGTTAGCTTTTATTGCAGCTATAACAGGCATCATACAATTACTTAGCTCAAAGTAATTCAGTTGTAAAACTTGATCTATTTACAGTTTTGGATAGGTTTTTACGATATTTACACCCAATCCAATACCTGAAAGCCATAGTGAAACCACACATATTGACATCAAGATGCTTAAAAGATAGATGCAACATGCAAGCGCCACTAATTGAGGCACCAAGAGTATCAACAACACAGAATTGTCACGCTTCATTCAAACACCCCCAACTATTAAATACATGAATGGTTTGTATTTGATTGATATTCATAAAAATCACCTTTCCTATGAACCAGACAACTTTACTAGAAACCTAATAAGAGAAAATTTCAATGGATAATATTATTCAATTTCCAAAATCTACTTTAAGCAATAGACAGGAAATAGAAAGCATTTTAATACAAGGCCTTGTAGAACATGGAGCCAATCAAGAAGATGTTGGATACGTGGTGGAAAGAATGTCTAATTTTTTGGATATTTTATGTGAATTTGAGTTTTCTTCAAATTTACCTAAAAACCCAAGGCACGAAGACATTCAGTTACTTTTCGAACAGCTCTCCAATAAGCTTTCCATATTTAGGGATGAACTTCTCCTTGAGAGATTTAACGCTGAAAGCTTTTATTTGAAGGGTGATTGATGGATACTTTTTATGAGTACCTCTCCACATCAACCGACCTTGAACTCTAGGTAGAATCTTTAAATCATCCGCACACTCAATAGTAATTGAATGAAATGAGCGTCCTACAAGTGATGATTTAGCAGTGATTTCAACGCGCTTACCGTGTTTGTCAATTCCATACATATTAATAAACTCCAATCAACCCACCCAGTGTGGGTTTTCTTTTGTCTATTAAAGCACAAAAATAAGATTTCTTAAATTTAAATAAGATTTCTTATTGACAATAAAAATAAGTTTTCTTATATTTATCTCACAGACAACAAAAAAGCACACCGCCCTCCCCAGGTCCGATGTGCTTTTGCAAACTGCGAGATCAATTATGAACGTAAAAACCTTTTCAAACAAGCACAAGGTAACTGGAGTTACAGCAATTGCTGTACTTGTAGCCTTGGGTTCTTGTGAATACCGTACCGCTAATTCTAGCGTCCCTTCTAATTACTCATATGAAAGCAAACAAGTAGTTGCTTCTGAATATGAACTCTTAGGAATTAAGCAAACTGGTAAAAAAACTGGTGTAGCTGTTATCCGCATAGACGGCTTCAAATTAAACGTGAGCTTCGATTTTGACGGTGTAGCTGATAGCTATGGTGTAGCTGGATCTGATTTTACAGCGGCTGAAATTACTAACCTTGCTATTGAGTCAGTAACAGACTTAAGCGGCAAACCTTGGAATGATTTCACCAATCATGACGACCATAAAAACATAAATATTTTATTAGCGGGCTATATCGACCGTAATAAATGGTTGGAGGCAGCCTAATGAAAGATTATAACTGCCCTACTTGCAAGAAGATGATTCCTGTTGACCGTTCAAAAATAAAAGCTGGTGATGAGGTTTCATTTTGCAGAGTAACCCAATCTTCTAAATCTGCACGTTTTTCTTCAAGAGAAGGAATTGTCGATTGCCGTGAAGGTGATGTGGTTTTAGTTAAATATCGCAAAGAAATTATTCCTTTAAATATTAAGGACGTCTCACCTGTTGATGCTCCTAGCCCGCTTACGTATGCCTTTGTTGGTACATGCGAATGTAAGGAGGCTGAACATGTCTAATTTCAAAAAGCACCCCGACGGCTACAAGTCATTTTTAGGCCGTGATGATAAGGGCCTCTACTCTGTTCGTATTGGCTGGCAAGTGTACGCATCTAATGCTAATGGCTCAGTTCTTTACAAAGTTAAAGACGGAGTTAAGACGCCTTTAAATGTGTTCAGGTTCCAAACTTCTTATCCAAAAGTTTGGAATGAACTCACCCAAGAAATCGATTTTCAGCGCAGAAAGCAGCTCGCTATAAAACTGCGTGAAACAAACATCCCTACCTATGACCGCAAAGCTTATAAAACTAAGCGCGGCTTCACTGGCTCAAGATAAGGATAATAAAATGGCTCTACCGATTATTACTGCTGACCAAACTTTATTGGTTCAAGCAATTATTGTGTACCTATACGCGGATCCGGGTTTAGGTAAATCATCGATGGGCTTTACTGCGGAAAAAGCAATTTCTTTTGACTTTGACCGTGGTGCTCACCGTACTGGTGAATTACGTCGTGGTGCAGTTGTACAGGTTCATCAATGGAGTGATGTTGCAAACCTTACTCCGCAGGACTTAGCACCATATAAAACCGTAGTCATTGATACCGTGGGTGCAATGCTTGAATGCATTAAAACCCACCTGTTACTTACGGCAAATAACCGTCAAAAAGATGGTTCTTTAAAGTTAAAGGCTCAAGGTTTAGCGAACCAAACGTTCAAGCAATACATCAATACTTTGATCAGTTTAGGTAAAGATGTTGTTTTCATTGCACACGCATCAGAAGATCAAAACGGTGATCAAATTATTTACCGCCCAGATCTAGGTGGTAAAAACCGTAACGAGCTTTACCGTATCGCAGATGTCATGGGTTATCTAACAACTGTTACTACTGGTGAAGGTAAAAATGCCCGCGTTATTAATTTCAAACCTTCGCCTACACATCATGCGAAAAACTCAGGTGCTTTAGGTGGTGAAACTGGTGAAGTGTGGGTACCAGATCTTAAAGCACATCCCACTTTCTTGGCTGACCTGATTACTCAAGCTAAAGATCACATTAACACCTTAACGCCTGCACAACTTGCAGCAGCTAAAGCCCAAGAAGAGCTAGAAAACTGGAAACAAAGCTGTGAGGAAGCAGAGCATGCAGGTGACCTTAATCAATTAACTGAGTCGCTTGATAAAGAACATATGTATTACCAGAACATGCGCCAAGCAATGTTAATGAGGGCTAAAGCATTGAATTGCACGTTTGATAAACAACGTGGCACTTGGATTAGTCCACCAGAATTTAACGGTATCTCAGATCAACAAAGAGACGAACTTCAAAACTTTATTGCTGAACGTGGCCTAGACGTAAAAACAGTATGTGAGCACTTAGGCATAGATGCCCTCATTCAAATAGAAGCGGCAAAACTAACTGCAGTTAAACAAGAAATTGAAACCTTAGCGAAAACGGGGATGACAGCATGAATAATCTAATCACTGCAGCTGAAGCATTTGCAGCTCTTCAAAAAGGTAAAACTGTTCTTTGTCGTCCTATTGGAGACATGTTGGACTTTTCTGACTTAGATCAATTCCCCGCTTCTGTTTTTGGTAAACCGGGTTTTGAATTCTGCATCAAAATCGAAACTATTGAGCTGGCTGGCATTACATTCACAAAGCCATTAACTATTGATGAGTATGAAGAAGGTCAGGATGTTTTTGTAATTACTACATATTCGCCTTCTATTTACGTCGTGAATTTTAGAACCACCGCATTAATTGAATCTATTAATAGCGGCTTTGTTCAGCGTGATGCCGAAAACGCCAAGCTTCAATTAAAAGCTATTTCAAGAGCACTCGGCTTTGAAATCAAAAATGATCTTAGCGTTGTTCGCCTTGGTGAAGAGCCCAAAAAACAGCGAGGCAAAAAATCAAAAGCAGAAAAGCCTAGCGACGTTATTTCTGCAGAAACTCAACCAACAATTGTTATTACCGAACAAACAAATGTCACCACATCTGAGGATCTGTTAGTTCCAGAAACTAACGAGCCTAAAGTAGATCCTGAATATCAGAAGGCATTAGATGCTCTTCTACAGCGTGTAAAAGAGTCAAAAACACCTGCAGAAGTAAATGCGGTTTATCGTTATACCCGCACATGGGATGACGAACAAATGAAGCCTATCCTTCTCGCCACTCACAAACGTCTTGAAGAGCTAGAAAAAGAAAAGGCATCTGCTAATGAGCCACCCTCTTTAATGGTTCAAATCCAAACTGCACCAGACCTTACAACGCTAGATGCTTTGGAAATAGACGTGGCTGCACGAGATCCGCAGATTCAACCGAAGCTAATGGGGTATGTGAGAAAACGCCGCTATGAATTAGAAAATCCAGCAGTTTCTCAACCAGAAGCAGAGCCTGATTATCTATTAGTGGATGGCTTCTAATATGAAAGATCAGTACAAGAAAGTGAGCCAAAAACACATGCTTGGTTTTATGTACTACTTGCAATTGCTGGGCTATGTAATAGTCCGGCAAGGCATGGATCAAGCAATGTTTCTAACCAAACATTATGCGGTACCAGTCGCTTGGCGCCGCATAACGATCGACTATCACAACCGATTAAATAAACCCGCTCAACAACTTTATAAAGAGTTTGTTGAGTGGACCAAAGAAGAATATTTGAGGGCCTAATGATGTTTGATTTGAATAAGGAAAGAGAGGCACTTATAGCTCAAATTGAAGAGTTCAAAAAAGATGCCATGGAATTATGGTTTGTTCCAGACCTAGCAGAATCATATAAGAACATGGATATGTTTAGCTATTCCATCGTTGAAAATAATGAAGTCTTCTTTATGCGTGAACAGGCTCGACAATTATGGAGCTTTTGGAATAAAGCCAAAGCTCAGGCGGTGCCAGTATGGATTTCAGCAGACTTTATGAAGCCCGATGAAGGTAATTTGGTTTTAGGTATTTCCACAACAAAGCTAGCAAAATTTAATGTTTATCAAGTTGTAGCTTTAGATGAGTTTGATGAATGTGCGATTAATTATTGGATGCCATTGCCTACAGCACCAAGCGAATCGGGAGCCGAACAATGAGCGTAACACTTAATGGACATCAACTAAAAAGCCTTCTCGAATTTGTGAATCCAGATGGTGAAAATGATTTAGATCAACTCGAAACAGAATTAACTATCAAATTCTTTGAAGATGGACACAGCGGCAAAGGCTATTACTTTTGGATGACCGAATATCCTGAAGAAGGTGCAATGAGGTTGGATATTGAATCGGGAGCTGAAAAATGAAAATGAACGCACCAATTAAACTTGAAATGAAAGTTTATGCAGTTAATAAAGATGGGCAACAAGCAATTGTTACTATGTCACTCCCTCTTGGTCAGTACCCTACGCGTTCAACGCTTGAAAAGATATTTAAGGATGCTGAAGGCCACTTGCCAGATGATTTTCGCGTGATGAATAAATCTGAGTTTTTTAACGCATACCTTCAAGAAGAGTACGGGACAACTGAAAAATTCGCTACACCTGGTTCTCGTGAATTTACTGATGATGTTATTGAAATGGATGAATCGGGAGCTGAGGAATGAGTGAATTTAATTCTATCAAAGTTCGTTTAAAGCTCTCTATTGGCTTTGTTATAGGGAACCAAGAAGAGGATTTATTGCTAAGTGACTACATTTCAGAAGAAGAATGGAATGCGCTAGGCTTCTTTGAAAAGCAAGAATTTGTTGAAAAGGAAATCTTAAACGAATGGGCTAATGGGTACATTGAAAAAAGCGCCGAGGTGTTGGAATGAATGGTCTCGACTTTGAGCAACTTTATCTAATGGCCCTCATGAATAGCAAAAAGCCAAAGAACGTTTTGAATTGGGTTCATGTATCCAGACATGGGCCAGGTGCGACAAAAGCTACAAAAATTTGTGAATATTTTGGGATAGATCCAGAAGGCACTGATTTTAGAAAAGCGGAAAGTAAGGAGGAGTAAATGGGACAAATAGTTAAAATAGAGGCTAGCATTCTAGAAAAGATTGTTGCTGTAGCTGAACGTATTGCTCAGTCAAAAGAAGAACGCCGAGTTGGTCGTGAAGAATTTGCACACATGCTCAATATCGAACCTGAAACTCTAGACGCTCGGATTCGTGAAGGCAGATACCAAAGGCCATACAAGGATGGGCGAAAAAGTTTTTGGTTATTGTCCTACGTGCAATCTGTCGTTACAGACACAAAAGAATCTGGTAAAGTAGCCACCTATTGA